TGATATACAGGTGTAGGAGCATTGGGAGCATTATTACCAGAAGGGGGTCTAGGAAAGGCAGAACCAAAGATTTGTGGTTGCTCTCTATTTTCTGCTTCTAATATATCCCAAGCATCTGTACCAAACAAAGAATCACGTAAAGATTTGTCACCTTCTCTTGCATTTTTTTCAGCTCTTGCCAACAGCTCACCTTGCCTAAGTATATCTTCAGTTTGTTGATCAGCAGGTAAACTTCTTATGCGTCTTAATTCTGTTCCAAGTAACTCATTTGTTTTATCATCCCAAATAGTTCTTTGTCTTGCATACTCTTCAGAAGTTGGCTGATTCATACCCAGTTTCTTTGGGTCAATAATTTTATACGTGGTAGTAGGAGCAGCAACAGGTGCAGAAGCCCTTGCAAGAAAGTCAAAGTAAAAATCATCGTCTTGAATATCACCTTCAGCAAACTGACTATATAAATCGCCCCTGTTAGCAAACTCTTGCAATGCAACATCTGGATTATTACTTGCACCAATAATTTTAAAGTTAGCTACTAAGTCTTCACCAGTAACAACAAAGCCATTCTTTTCTTGTGCTTTTCTTACAGCATCAGCAGCCTTTGCTATTAAAGCGGGGTTGTTGCCAAAGCTATCTAACCAGTCATTGCCACTTTCTACTTCTCCTACTAATTCTTTAAGAAAAGATAAATCCTGTACCATAGCTTGAGTAGGCTTACGATCATTAAAATATTTTGTACCAGCGGCTGCAAGAGCAGTAAATCTTTTGTCTTTAATACCACGCATAAAATTAGCTTGAGCCTGTTCTTTAGCATCAAGACTGTCTTGACGAATAAGTTCCCGCCACTCTCTATCTTCTTGTGCCTTAGCAGCAGCAGCTTGTTCCGCCGCTAAACCCTTTTGGCCTTCTAACAGACCTGCAAAACTTATAGCCATTTAAGCTCTCCTTGCCATTAGACCAGTGGGTTTGTCTTCTACTACTGGTTCTTTATCTTCTTGCTTGGGAGCTTTATCTGCCCCCAATCTTTCTAATGTTTTCTTTGCGGAAGACATTTTACGAGAATACATTTTTGCTTTTGACTCTTCTTCGTCGTCAAAGCCTTCTTTAAAATCAATACCAGCAGCTAAAGGAATACCACGTATAAACTCATGTAAGACTGGGCCTATAATTAAACTTATGTCTATGCTATGGACACCTTGCATAACAGCACTACGCATAACAGCTTCAGTCAAAGTCTTAACGTCTACCCCTAATTCAATAAAATCTAGGATATCATCAGCAGCATCTTCATTATTTAAACGATCTAAATGATGCATAATAGCCTCATCAACGTCAACAATTTCAGGTGGGTTTTCATAAGGAGCGTTCTTAGGTTCAGTAGTAAGAGACTGTCCCGGAATTGGTCTATCGTACATCATTCTTCTACTCTCCAATTATTAACAGCTTTAGCACCACTTAGACCATCTCTTTTACCTACACCTGCTGGTTTTCTACCATACCAAGCACCCCAACCATTTGTAGCAGCTTTATCTAATCCAAATTGAATTTGTTTAGTAATGCCTTCTAAATCGTTAGCATCTCTTAGTTTTAAACCTGTAGCTTTTTCAAACTCATTGCCTAAACCTCCACCAAGATAAAGTTGGAATGGTCCATAAGAATCTTCTCTTCCCTCAAAAGAACCTTTACCCTGTCTAGGCACAGAAGATTGATATTCTGTAGAACCTAAACCTTCAGCATTAGCAATTTTAAGAGCAATAGTAGGGTCCATACCTCTTAGTAAAGCTTCATTGGTAATTATTTGTTCCATCTGATCTTTTGAAACATTATAATCAATACCTTCTGCGTCACGTGTAGATGAGTCTTTAGGTCCGGGTTCTAAGTTAATACCCATGCGCCTAAAAAGCTCATCTTCTTTTAACATTCTATCTCCGTACACATTTGCTTGCTCTGCCAGAGCTTTATTTTCTGCTACTAAATATTCCATTATACTTTCTTTAAAATTAGATTGTCTTTGCTCTAAAACAGAAGGACGATTCATAAAACCTTTTAGCTTAGCTTCTGGTAAATCAGACTCACTGGTTTTATATATTGGTTCTCCACCTTTAAGCGCACCAGTTCCAGCCGAAAGATTTAAAGCTTTTTCTGCAGCACTTGTAGGGGCTTTTTGATAATTAGCGTATGTCATTTATTTTCCTTAACTAAATAGAAATCTGTACCAAAACTCAGACCTAGCTGCATCTTCAGCTTGATCTAGTTGATCACGAACGCTCTCTAAGTTTTTATCTGCTATTAATATTTTAAGATTTCTTTCTTTTAAACTTTCCGAAGCAGTAAAAGAATAAGCCATCATATCTCTTTCACGCTGCCAGATTTGATTAATAGCATTTTCAGTAAAACCATTTTGAAACTTGGCGTCAGCCATGTTAGCTTCATTTTTAGCGGCGGTGTTAAGAGTAGCAATATTTTGACGCCATTGAGCGTTAGCTTGAGCAACAACAAGAGTGTTAGTAGCATTAAATTGATCTCTTTGATTTTGCATCTCTGCATTAAATTTAGATAATGCGTTTTTTTCACCAGCATTAAATTGATTCATTGCATTAGTTTGAGTCGCATTAAACTGATCAACCTGTGACTTAAGACTTGCCATAAACTGAGAAGCTTGATTTTTACTGGTCGCATTAAATTGTTTAGCGGCGTTCTCAGCGGCAACATCAGTAAGTAGTGCCTGTTGTACCGCTTGAGCTTTAAACATAGAAGTCTGCTGTAGATTACTTAAATTAGCCATATCCATCTGTAAGAAGTTCTGAGCATTCTGCACAGCAGCCTGTTGTTCATTAGAAAGATTAGCTAAATCCATCTGACTCATAGCAGCGGCATCAGCCATAACCTTAGCATTTGTTGCGGACATATTAGCAAGATTTGCAGTCTGTGTCAACCGTGCATTTTCTAAAGCTATCTGTTGATCAGCAGTAAAGTTCATGTTAGCAATGTCACTAATTTTAGCAGCATTAGTTACACGTGCTTGAAACTCTTGATTAAAGTCTAACTGTAAAAAGTTAGCACGTTGTTCAGCAGCAAACAAAGCAGTCTGTTGACGGTTACTTAAGTTTTGTGCCTCAAACTGTGCAAATACTTGTGCATCTTGTTGGGCGATAGGTAACGCAGACTCCATAGCAGCCTGTACAATAGCCTGTGCTGCCATACTGCTAGAGCCTAGACCACGTGCTACCATTTGTGCTGTTGCTGATCTCATAGCCCCAGCAGCCCAAGCAGGAGTAGCACCACCCTCAAAGTCCTGCATCAAACCTTCAAGCTGTCCTTGTATTGTAGCTCTTTTACTAGGATCAGCAGTAGCAGCTTGAATGTCAGTGGCTTCTTTTACTGCAGCCATATCCACAGCAGAACCACTAATCATCTCACCTTCTTCTACCTTACGAGCAGGAGGGGGGACTATCTGAGTAGGATCAGTAATCTGAACAATACTTTCTGTACCAGCACCAGTTATATTACTGGCATCTCCTTCAGCAGCAGAAACTTGAGCGCCTGCAGATATAGTACCTTGTGCTGCTGTTGCCTTATCAGCTTCAGCTTTAGTTTTATCTGCGACTGCTGATGCAGAGATTGTTTCTGTAGATACGTCAGCAGAAGTATCTGCAGTAGTAGCCGCTGCAGTAGTAGCTGTTGCAGAAGGAGTACCAGAAACTTGACCTGTGGCTTTATCAATAAGTTGGTCTTTAGATTCTGTAAGAGTGTCAACCTCAGTTTTAGTTGCCATCTCTGCAGGAGAAGTAGCAGCAGCGTATGAAATATCTCCAACAACTTGGTTCTTTTCTTGAGCAACTTTTTCTACTTCTGCTGCGTTAGCTGTATAAGCATCAAAAGCTTTTTTCTTCTTGTCGTACTCAGATTTTTTCTTTTTATAGTCTTCATGAGGTTTATTCATAGACTCTAATACGGGTTTTAATGCTGCAGCTACTTCTTGTTTAGTTGCGTAATAACCCCCACTAGCTTGTTGCGCACCTGTAACGTTATTTTTAATAACAGCTTGATAACGCCCTGAGCCTTCTGCTCCATTGTTGTGAATATGTTGCCAAACACCGGGGTCTGATTCTGAAAAATCACCGGGGTCTTCTACTGGTTTAAGTCTTTTAGGTGTTTTTAAAGCATTATCTACTTTATCTACCAGAGTAGTAGCAGACCCACCTTCTGCATAACCAACATATCCACCTTGAGACATACCTTCTGCTCTGCCCTTAGACATAACACCACCTACTGCATTTTTTGCTGCATTAACATACATAGCATAGGTGTTAGAGTTTTGTGGATTTGAGTTGATAAAATTATCTATTTCTTTATTACTTGCCTTGCCATCAAAGCCCATACCTTTAGCAAGTGTATGCTTTTGCTTTAAGGTAAAACCTGCAAATTTAGTATTAATCATTATTCAAATCCGTCCTTTAATCCGTCAAGTATATCTTGAACACTTACTTTCTTTTTAGCATTAGGTGTATACCTGCACATATAAGTCTTAGGGCATTCACTAAACTTAAACATAGGGTAGTGGTATCCTATTGTACCATTAGGTCCACGGTAAATGCAAACCTTTTCTCCCTGTATCTTAACTCTTTTTGCTAAGTGACACTGTACAAACTCAGGGTTACTTAACAGC